TTACCATGTTGTTACTTCAATTGTTTTCTCAACAAATATATTTTCATCATCTGATAAAGTAGCAGTCAAAGTATAAGTACCATAACTATAATCACCAACATCAGCAGTTACGGTGCAAGACGTTCCAGTAATATTAGATAACTTCAATCTGCTATCACTTACCGTCCATACAACCGACTTACCCTCAATCAGCACACCATTGTTTAATATGTTTGCTACATAATCCTTAGAAGTACTCATTTGAATTGTACCCTCTCCTATAATTTCAATAGTAAAATTATCTTCTATAACTTCTTCGACACTTAATGTAATTGTATCAAATACAGTTACATCTTTAGTTACTGCAACTCTAATATTAGCAGTACCAACACCAATACAAGTAACTAAACCACTATTATCTACAGTTAAAACACTTGTATTACTTGATGTATAAGTTAAAGGAACAGTTACAATCTCACCATTATTAGTAACCGTTACATCAAGTTGTAGTGTACTGTCTAAAGGTAAAGCACTATCAACAACATTATTAATTGCTATAGTAAAATTGTCTTTAGTTTCATATTGCCATCTATCAGCAATTTCATTTTCTCTATCATCATTTTCATTAAATATATCAATATCAGCATAAATCTTATATATTCCATGCTCTGCATTTGTTTTCTGAACTACCTTCCATGAATTACCCATAATTAAAAATCTTTGTGTATTTGCTATTTGCTTAGATACATCATTCTCTTGCATATGTAATATAATTCTACCTTCAGGTAAAGTTAAATATTGCCCTTCATCTAACCTATATGTACCTTCATCAATAGCACTAGGAATTGATTGAACATCTCCCATAAAGTTAAAGTTAATGCTAAACTTCAACCTTCTAATAATTACCTTAGTATATACATCATTAATACTTATATCTTCATGTAATACTATCCAGTTATCATCAAAGATATTTATTATATCGCCTTGTTTAATAAGTCCATTTCTAAACAACATATATTTATATTCAGTGATACTCGTTCCTTCTTCATATTCTTTTAATAAAATTCTAACTTGATCCAGTCCATTAACTATTACATCATAGCCATAATTTTTTAGTGTATTTGTAAACTGATACTCTAAAGGATTTATCATTATATCATTCCTTTCTTTATAAAGTTTGCCTTAAATTCTCTGTAGAAATCGTTTTTAAGACACGTTTATTTTTACTCGACCATTTCCTTGACTAACTTTTTTAAATTGATTGTGGTTGACATTTTAGCAAAAACACAAAAAAGTGACTTCTACACCTTAGTAATTGCAAGGGTTCCAGAAATCACTTTTTCACTGTTTTTAGGGGGTAGGGTACTATTTTCTAGTCCAAAATAAAGATATATTAGAATACTCTTCCTCGGCATCAGGAATAGTTTGTATTCTATTTTTAATACGCTCTATTCTATCATTTATATGTTTTACTGCATCAGATGTTGTAGCAAATTCAGTTTCAACTTTACGCATTAAGTCAACATCATTTGCAACTGCCTCCAGTACATCTACTACTGTCCAAAGTAAATTACGTTGGTTATTTGCTTTATTATATATTTCATCATTTCCTAGATTATTTTCATCCAAAAAAGTTATGTATTCATCATCAGTAAAATATTCTTTATTGTTTAATTCTAATTTTAATCTATCTAAATTATCCATATAATCATTCCTTTCTATTTTGTAGTTGGGTAATAATCGTGACAACTTGTCACAGTTAATCAATATTGAAATGAGTCGCCCTCGATTTAAGGGGCAATAAAAAAGGACTACCGACTTTTATTAGTTATTCTCTTGTAATAGTGTATTTTACTAGATTTGTTGGTGAATGGTGGTCAGGATAATCAATGGAGCAAAGATAATCTTGGTAGCAAGACACAATGTCAAAAAGTGGTTGGTAGAAAAAATGTGAGTTTGCTATGGGCATAAATCCCAAAGAGGGGTAAAGATTATTACTGCACCCCTGCCACTGATTAAACTATTCCCATATGCTCATACCTATAAATATAGTATTTGTTGGGTTAGGCATATATCAAGCAAACGTTGGAATTTCAATACTTACATCAATTTAAAGTTAATTGCAAGTTAGTATGTTAAAGTATTTAGTTAATTATTTATCAACTTATAATGATTTCATCTACTTAATAATAACTTATAATAGCCATTATATCTAGTTATTATTACAGTTATTTCCATTATTAGTAGGTTAATAATATGGTATATTATGGATATGTTACAGAATTGTTACAAAGTTATTACAGTTTTGTTACAATATATAGTATACAGTTATTTCCATATACCATATATTGTATATTTAACAGCCGAATTTCTGTAACTGAAATATTACAATATCTTAACAATTATGTTATCCTATTATTAATATCCTAATTGATAACGCCTATCATTTAGATATTTACTAATACATACCCCTACACCGTATATCCCCACAACCCACTAAACAACCCATCTACACACACCATACCCCAACAACCAATCCTACTCTACAACCTCAACTGTCCTTCCTTCTTCTGCAATCCTTTCTAACTCTACATCTACATTATCTGTTAGTGGTGACTTTTCTATGTAGGTACGTTTACTAATAGCACCATCTGCATACTGTTTAGATAATTGGTCTATTTGTTCAGAGTTGTCAATAGGTCTATTATAATTAAATTGAACATCTAAATAGTCCTCATCACTAAACTTAATACCTTTCTTATTAAGCAATACTTCTATCTTATCAAATCTCTCATTAAATCCATCTCTTAGATATACTTCAAGTTGTTTACAATGATTATCTAAATTTTGATATATCAACTTTAAACTAACCTCACTTACATTGGCTATATTAGTTTGTCCAAATGCAATAGATGGTACACTTGCAACCATTTGTAATTGCTGAATCAGTGCATCATACAACAGTTTAATACTAGTACTATCAAGATTAGCAACTGCATACTTAAACTCACCATCGTCTAAATTAAGTACATACCCTATGGCATCTGCTGATACAGTACCTTCTATTCTTTGCCCTGTAGTATAAGCCAATGGATTAAGTGACAACACTGTAATAGCGTCATCCATTTTATTAATCAAATACTCCAACCTATCCAGTATAGGTCTAATATCTTCTAATATACTTCTACCAAAGTTCTCACTTTCCTTGTTTTCACCGTTTATATAGTGTATCGGTAGTCCAGTAAGATTAATTGTACTTTCCTCTAATAGATACTTACCACCACGATTAGTAATTTTATCAACTTTATTATCACTATATATATAATAATAACTGATATTGCTTATTGCATCTGTCCAATGTTCAATAAATCCAACATAATTACCCTCATCATCATATATTGGATAGCCATCTTCACTTGCTATAAGTTTGCTTGTAATCTTGCTGCCATTATAATATACATACTCATAGCAATCACCATAGCAATTAAGAGTATCAACTATCTTATAATTAGTAAGATTAAATTTACCATGTCTAAATACATTATTATAATGTTTTATCATCTCGTCACTACCAATAATGGAAGTCCTCTTACCCATGATATAGGAATTATGAAACTTAATAATGCTCTTTGCAGTTTGTAATATTGTCTTAGCAGTTACTAATTCCTTTTCCTTATACTTTATATCCTCTTTCTCCAATATTGAGTGTCTACCATTAAGATATACCTTATTATTCAATACCTTAGAGATTCTACTAATATGATGTGCTTGTTGTACTTCCTCTACAAACCAGTAAGGATTATTATTATAAACTTCACTTATGTATCTATCTAAACTCATCTATATTACCCCCTTCTTCACTCTTTAATTGTGCCAATCCATCTTTTAATCTTTCAGGTATAGGTAGTCCAGTTTTACCGATATTTTCTAATATTGACCAACCTTCATTCCCAATAAAGAAATAGCAAACCACCGTTCTAAAAGTCCATTCAATGCCAACTAATCTATCAAGTAGCACTCCGACTATTAATGCTATAAGTATCAATACCTTCTTTAAAATACCTTTAAATCCAATTCGACTATCTACTTCACCATTTATATAAGCCACAATTACACCAGTTACATAATCAATAATCATAAATGCAACCAATACTTGGATTGCTATATCCCAACTACCAAATAACCATGTTATATATATTCCTAAAGTTGCAATAATGGTATTAAATATTGTTCTTGTATTGTTCATACTATCACCTCACTATATATACCAAATTCCTCTATCAAGTCCAACCAATGCCATCGCAGTAGCCATTACAGTATCATCATGTCGCCCTTTAATTGCACCCATCTTATCACCATCAATCTTAAATACTTTCATCTCTTCCAATAAGGTCTTACTATTTATAACTATTTGCCCTTCCTCAAACTTTTCTCTAAATCCGTTAATCATCATTGGTTTAGTGGTGCTATTGGTTACATAGCCGACTTTCTTCTTTGCCCTACCTCTAGCATCATATTCTTTGTGCATATGCATATTTCTATATTTATAATCAAACCTCAACTTAGAAACAACTGTATGCCCTGCACTTGCTTTTTCAATGACTAAATAGCCATAGTTATAATAAAGTCCCAAATAATAAACTACTTCTGCAAATAAGTGTGGTGCTATTTTGTTATTTCTGAACTCTGCAACTTGGATTCCTTCCTCTGAAAACACTTCAAGTACACTTGCATCTTGTCCGACGCCCTCGGCAGAATCCACACCCAAAAAATACTTAGTATCAGGTTTAACTTTTTCCCAAATAAATAAGGAACTATTAATGTATTGTTTAAGTACATTGTTAAGTTCCTTTAAATCGTTTCTATTAAGATGTTTAGGTAAATACCTTTCACGTTCATCAATCTTTTTACTGTCAAATACAGAATTACCAGTGGTGATAAATGCTTGAATATCTGTTGAAGGGTACTCTTGATAAAAGTTGTTTAATCCTTTATCTCCACCCCCTGCATTTGCAATCTTTAACCTTCTCCATGTTAATTGCTCTATGGTAGCACCTTTACTATGTAAATCTAATTCTTCACTGTCTAATTCACCTACAGTTAATACTTTACCATTATTTCTTGCTTTCCAAATCTCTACTGCATTTGTATAATCATCAGCAAACATAGTTTTATTATCATACCAGTTAGCAAAGTAAGGTTTATACATATTCTCACCATTCTTTGCCTTCTGCCACAACTCACTAAAATAATTAAAGCCATTTGCAGTAGATTCAAGTACAATTTTACCATCAGGTACAAGTGCTTGTTCAATAGCAAGTAACTGTTTAGGTAATGTATCTTTCATAAAAGCCACTTCTGATAAGTGACAAAACTTTAAAGTTAGTCCCCTGGCAACATCTTTATTACCACAAGTCGAAACAATAATACGTGATCCGTTTTTAAATTTTAATTCCTTTTTATTGTTATTAATAAGTTCAGGTCTTATCACATCAGGTATAGTATAATACATCTGTTTCAATTTCTCGAAAATTCCAGTAGCACTATCAATACTATAACTCATTAATAAGCAAGTGCTATTAGATTGTGTAGTTGCAATCCACAAGGAATAAGCCAACATTAATACAGAAAACCCTAATTGTCTTGATTTTAAAATGATATTATACTTATCCATACTACCTAAAAAATCATCTTGCAACTCATTCAATTTAAACGGTACTAAATTACCACGCTTGTCGACTATATGTAAAAAGTTCTCTATCCATAACTTAGGATTATTAAGTATCTTTTTTAATTTTTCCTCGTTAGTCATAACCCTTCTACTCATCATCATCAACTTCTTCACCTAAATCAATACCACTCAATAAATTATCAAGTTCGCTTGTCTTATCACTTGCAAAGAAGTCCTTACTAAAGTCCATCAAATATTTAGCCGACTGTACATCACCATTTAATGCTTGTTGATACATTTTATCATAGATATTTTTCATCTTTTCAGAGTGCTGCAACTTCATATAATACTTAATCCCTTTTTGGATTCCCTCATCAAGTAACCAATTTTCCTCTGCATATTTATAATCCATATTCTTATAATTGTTCTTGCTTGTAAATTCCTCCCATGTTTCCCTTTTGTCTTTGTCACTACAAAACCAAACAACAAACATTGAGTATCGTCTAGTACCTGTTAATTCATCTAGTGTAGTCATTAATGTTTTAGCCATTATCTATCACCACCCAATTTATGAATAGTACTTTTTATATCCTCAACATTCTTCTGCATTTCAATCAACAATTCACTCATGGACATTTGAGAAATTCTCTGTTCTTCTTGCTCTGTCAATGTATATTTAACCAAACTTTTTATTTCTGCAAGTTGATTATTCATATTCTCATAATGAATTTTACTTTCTTCTCTATATTTCTTGCTTTTTTCCTTTAAATTGTGTATTTCTTTTCTTAAGTCATTTGAATCTAATTTAAAATCTTGCAACACTTCTTTGATTTCATCCATTACTTCAAGTGTTTTACCACTTTCTTCCTCAACCTCATAAATATCCATTCTCTTTTTTTGTAATTCGATTGTCTTTACTAAACTTTCCATTATAAAATCCCCTTTCTTAGTTGTTTTTTTGCAATAAAAAAGGATAGCCCTCATTGGTTATCCCTAAATCTTTTTTTATTTGTTTGTTGGCTCTTACTCTATGTAAATCATAATTATCTAAAATCTCTTGTAAACTTCTTTTAAATTGTGTTTGTGCAAAGGTCTTACTATATTTATCTTGTAATACTCCAATTACATCTTTTTCTATTGCATAGCCCTTATCATTAATCATATTTATTATAATAATTGCTATCTCGTTTGTTCTTTCATCACTTGCCTTAGAAGTTGTCCTATTAATTTCCCTACCATCTTTAGTAGTTATTTTCTTGTATTGTGGATAGAGATCATCAGCAACTTCCTTTCCCTCTACCCTAAAAAACATTTCTCTACTTACACCCTTCATAGTATAATTATTATCTTTCCACCTAACACCCTGTTCTTCTATTTCACGATATAAATTATATGTGTATGAAGGTATGGAAAAGTAGTTTATTCGTTTATAATTTTCATTCTTTTCCTTTGCGTTAATATGTTTTGACTTGTCCAATAAACTTTCAGGTATTTCTACATCATCAAGTTTATTCAATAATTTATGATATGCTAAAACAACCAACTTGTCCGATATTTTACCCAATGAATTAGGACTAATATTTAATTTATTTGCTATATAACTCCTACTTGCAAAGAAAACAACATTTCCATCATCATCAGTTAATTTTTCATTATAGATATTATCTAATGCGATTAAGTGCATTTGCTCTAAATATTTTAGGATTCTTTTATTGTTTTTATATGCTTGTGGACAATTACTTTCTAATTCTCCATTATGTATTGCCTTTAGATTTTCTATTAATATTTCCTTTTGTTCTTTTTGCCAATCAGTTTCCATTATTTGCAAATTATATAAATCCTTAATGAATTTATATGTCTTAGGTCTACTTTTAAAATTACCTAATCTTTCAATGATGCCTATAATATTATATGATACTCCACAACTATTACTATTACATTTATAGATATAGTTACCAGTATCTTCATCATTAAATATACTTGCTGAAGGACTATTGTCATTATGAAATATACAATTAAAACTTCTAGGATTATCTATACCTAATAATTCAGGTAGGTCTATTTTAAATATATAATCTAAGAATTGTTGTTGTGTTTCAAATATTAAAGTATCATTATTTATATTTAATATAGTTTTAAGGTATATAATATTATGCTCTCTAATTGCTTGTATATTGTAATTCATATCTTTATTATCAGTAGGAGGGTTTTTGGGGTACCTAATATAATTAATATTATATATATTATCTTTATTAGGTACCCCTTTTCTCTCCAACCTATTATCATACATCATATCAGTATATTTTGTCAATATATCATCAATAAAAACTACATTATCATAATTCTCATATATCAATTCCTTACCACCAAAGAATAATCTACCTAAATGGAATGTTTGTTTATCTGCCTTGGTAAATAATCCTTTAAATATAGATATAATATTATTCATAGTTTCTATATCAGTTACCTCTTTATCTAGTACAAATACCAATCTAAACTTATGATGATTTTTAGTATGACTAAATGAAGTATAGCCAAATGAAGGTAATATATTTAATTCCTTACATCTATTCAATTCTTCATCTATGGTAGTATCTTTATCAAAGTCAAGTGCTATTATTTGTTGACTTATCCAATCATCATTGCTCTTCCCATTTAAAAAAGCAGGTCTAAAACTACAACCTACTACTAATTCTTTTGCTAAATCTTTAATTGTAATATCTGTTGCCTTTAATCTATTTTGTATAGCCCCTACTTCGGCTCCAGTAGGTTTATTATTGTAGTAGGTCTTATCTACCATACATTTTATATTCATATGTTTTATTCCCCTTTTTTTATTATTTTTTATCTGCATTATAATTCTTAATTTTTTCAAATAATCCTTCCTCATTTAAGAAAACAAATATACTAGCATTTTCCTTATCCCTATTAGGTTTAATATCAATTATCTTATATCTTAGTTTTAGTAAGTGTCTTGCAAGTGCAGGATCAAATACAGTAATATAATCTTTTAGCATAATAACTCCCCTTTCTTAATTTTTTACAGTTGAATATACAAAACTGTTTTTATATGTAAATGCAATACTAAAGGCATCTAATGGTTGAGTAAAATTATGATTACTTTTAGGTATATATTGAGTTTGTTCGTTGAAGTTTGCCAATAATTCAAAACTATCTGTAGGAAGATTTATAGGCATTAAAAAAACCTCGCTTAATTCTGCAAGGTTTATGTTAGTATGTAAAAATCCTTTTTTAATTGTAATTGGTGCTTTTAGATTATATTTAATATTAAGTAAATCAAAGTCATTCTTTGAATATTTCTCGGTCAATTCAACCAGTTGTGGAAATTCTAATATTTCTTCCATGTAATATGTACCAGTGTCCTTAAAACTCGTATAGAAAGGTAAATAAGATGAATCTATACACATTAATATCATAAGTGCTTCTTCACTGAATTGTGATATGTCATAATCATAATAGGACAATATTTGTAGTACGGTGCTGCCACAATATTTAGATGTATAATTATCTCTACTAATTCGATTTACAATATTAAGATTAGCACTATTTATATTAAATTTATCATCTTTACTTAGCATGGCTACATGATTGTCCCATGTTTTCCCTTTAGTTAATGAAATATCTACACCTATTAAACTACCAGCAGTATGTTTATGTCCTTGAATTTTACCAATAGTATCAAATTTGTAGAAGTGACTAATTTCATATCCTTTTATTTGTTTTAGAAATATACAACTCAATAAAGAATCTAGGTCATTGCTCAAACATAAAGTATAAACCTCACCTAAATCACACCAACTTGGAAATTTCTCTTTTATATCTTTTTTCATAAACTACGATTATGTGGTATAGCGATAATCTAAATATCTTCCACTATCTTTCTCCCCTTTTTATTAGAATTTTTTATTACTTATTTGCCTTTTTTTCTAATCTTTTATCTCTAATCTTCTTTGCCTCATCAGAATTAAGATATTTTAACCATTTATCGTATTTATCTTTTGGTATGTCCCTATGTTCATTTTCAAGCATGGATATGTAATTGACCTTTACACCTAAATGGTCTGCTATCTCTTGTTGCGTCATGTTCTTTAATATCCTCATTCGTTTTAACTGGCTACCTCTCAACATTTTCTATTACCTCCTAATAATTGTTATGTTTATTAAACCTCACAATAAAAAAAATATAAAAGGAAGGGTATTATCCCTCCCATAAATTAACTATGCAGTAAATTTAAGTACAACAACTCCATCGTCTTTAACCAAAGCAGTAGCATATATTGCATCAGCAACAACATCAGTTGCTTTTAATTTTGCTTCTCTCTCTAATTCAACATCTAAATCCTTGGCAAACATATAACCTAATGCTCCAACTTTGACGATTAAAGTTATACAAGTTTGAGTTGCATCGTCAAAAGTTTCTTTATCAGAAATATATACAGGTATTCCTCTATAGGATCCTAATAAACCGTTTCTTATAAGTCCATTTCCTTGTGCAGTAGTAGTGTTATTTGCATCTGTAAACTCTGGCATTGCATAGAATGAAGGAATTAATAGAGAGTTAATTACTATTCCTGCAAATTCCTCAATATCCCTTTCATCTCCAAAGTTCAACATTGCAGTTTCAATTTCTGCACTTGTTATTTTCTTACCATCTGCTACAGGTGCTTGAAAAGGTGCTAATTTTGCATTTGCTAATAGGTCACTGTCAATCTTTCTAGCCATTACCATAGCAGTTTGTGTTGCTCCCTCGTCAATTTGATTTCCTAAAGATGTAAGATTTTCAGAATCATAAACTCTTACTGCCTTACCAATTTGTTTTACTTTTACAGTTTGTTCAGTTGATTGTAATTCTTCTGTTTCAAGTGGAGTGCCTTTAGTCATTTCACTTGCGTCACCTATTAGTGACCATTTAGGGAAAGATATTGTGTCACCTCTACCTACGTTTTCTAACTTTCCTAAATCAGTAGCAAGGTTTAGAACCTTAACTTTACCTTCAAATTTTTCTCTTACCATATCTGCGTAAATCGTCGCTTTAATAAAACTCATATGTATCATTCCTTTCTAAATTTTTGCACTAAAAAAGGACAGTGCTTAATTGCACTGCCCAAATCTATGTAAACAAGACAACTCTATCAAGTGTCTTGATTATATTTAATTTGATAACTTCTTATATAATTCAGGATTAGTTTGCTCTAACTTCAAACGTTCTGAATAATTCATTGACTTAAATTGATCCTTGGTAACTGTATCTCCACCATTATTATGTTTAGTTGGCTTATGAGAATTGTTTAATAGGTATTCATTTAAGATAGTTGATATTTCTTGACCTGCTACATCAATATCTTCAGCACTAATATATTTAGATAGTCCTGTTGGTAGTTGGTTTATTTCCAACATATCCTTTATCTTGTATTCTCTTTCTTTTGCAAGTAACTCTTTCTCTTTCTGTTCAAGTGCTAATTCCTTTTCTGTTTTTTGTGTAGGTAGTTTGCTTTCTAGTGCTTTTAATTTCTTTACATAATCGGTTCTAATAGTATCCTCCGCACTCTGTATTGCCTTTTCAAATTCCTCTTTTGTCATGTTTTCTTTCCATTCCATATTACATTCCCCTTTCTAGTTGCTCATATAAGCCCCATATTGCCCTTGTAAGGCATTTTAATATGTTTCTTATACGTTAGCCCCTAATAAAATTAATACTTGTTTAATTTGTTCTACTTGGTCTGTGGTAAGATTCCTTTTACCATTAATCCAATAACTAAATTGACTTTTACTTATACCTATTTGGTCATAAAGCCATTTGTGTTTAATACCTCTTTCTTGTAAAATTTCCTTTACTTTTTCATTCACCTCGTTTACCCCTTTTTTAGATTAATTTAGTAACAAAAGTTGCTTAAAAAAATATATAAAAAAAGACACAATTATTAGTTGCATCTTAGTTTTAAAAAGTAAGTGTCCATACTATGAACACTATGTAGCATTATTCCCTACATTCAGTATATTTCAGTATTTTTAGAGGAGAGCAAGTTCCGACCTTGTAAGGAAATATACAAACTTATCCAATTATATTGATAAAAACTTCAATTAAAGCATCAAACTAGCACTACTAAATACACTTATGTAAATGTACTTAATACTGATAGTTCTTAACCTTCCATTATTTAATTTTCAATGGTGATTGATGTAATTGTTGGTATTACTAAGATTCACGGTTTGGTTGCTTTCCTAAATTGTTATAGTACCATATAACCAAAATTATAAAACTTCTATAGGTATTGATATTACTATTGTTCAAGGGATTGTTTGCTTTCTAACATTTACACATGTCTTACCCTTCTATTATTTAATTTTCAACACATTCGGTTGTAACCATTGGAATTACTAGTGTTGATGGCTTTCTTAATTGTCCACACAATCCACGCTTCTATACTGTCTTTGCTTTTCCGTTTTATATTTTCTTCTATATTCTTCAAAGCATTTGTTACAATACTTCATACTATTACTATTCATTTTTTCTATACACCCACAAACCTCACACATTATCCAACCACTACACTTCCTCTCCATATAGAGGTTTTAGACATCAAACCTTGTAGTCGTTGAAATTACAGGTTTATATGATTTTTTAACTTCGAACATTTGCTCTAATTTTCTGCATTCTAAATTTTGCCTTTTCTATTATCCTTCACTATATTTGTCCGAAATGTGCTGTTTTACCCCCCCTTTTCCCACATTTTATTAATACATTAAAACTAACTTTTTATTAATATAAGGGTGTTCCCTATAGGTCTTTTAGTGTTTGTGCATTTTACTATGTTATAGGAATTTAGTAAAATCAAAAATCGTTGTATCTATTGCAAATACTTGAATACAAAACTTGTTCGCTACTTCACATTTTATAATGTCCCCTATAGGTCAGTTTGACTTTGTGTATTTTGCTATGTTATAAGGATTTGATGGATATAATAATCCTTGTAGATCTTGATATTACTTGATTACAGAAAATTTCTATTTCAAAAACTTTCTATATTCCCTTAGTGACAGTTAGTGTTTGGCTTTTTTGCTATGTTGTATGGATTTGATAAGTTTAATAATTGTTGTAAGTATTGAAATTACTATAATACAAAAAAGTAAGATTGATTAGAATTTTGTTATACCCCTATAGGTCAGTTAGTATTTGGCTATTTTAGTGGGTTATAGGGATTTGATTAATTTAGTAATTGTTGTAAGTATTGAAATTAAGCCATTACAAGTTTTGAAACTTTCGCTACCAGTTCCATATCCCCCATAGGTCTTTTTGACTTTGGCTATTTTAGTGGGTTTTAGGGATTTAATGAATTGTAAAAAGTGCTGTAAATATTGGAATTACTAGGTTACACAAATGTCTAATTGTCCACACAATCCACGCTTCTATACTGTCTTTGCTTTTCCGTTTTATATTGTCTTCTAGATTTTACAAAACATTCATTACAACAATATTTATCGGCATTATTCTCTTTATAGAACCTCTCACCACAAACCTCACACATTATCCAACCGCCATTAACTTCCCTCATAAGTATAAAGGACTTTGAATCGTCTTTTTTTCATTAAAACGTCTTTTTTTTCTAGGACATAAGTCCTACTTCTCACTATATTTGTTAAGAAAGTGAAGTTTTACCCCCCTTTTTCGTGTAAAACAAAAAATAGCCGACCTAAGCCGACTATAATTTATTACCTATTTACATGTATACTCTATCATTTCCATTATTTCCTTATCTCTTTTAATCGTTTCCTCGTGACTTTTATCAAGTTTTTCATGTTCAAGTATAAACAATTTTCTTATTTCTGCATCTTTGATTTTGTTAATAGTTTTTAAAACATCTAATTTCATCATATCAACACCACCTAATAATCCAATGTGGCGTGCTTTAGATATTCTCTTCTTAAATCTTCCCTATCTAGGTTCAAATATAATTCAGTCACTTTTACATCACTATGGTCGAGAAGTTGAGATAAAACGTATATTGACCCTCCTGCTTTTAAGAAGTCAGTAGCAAATGTTCTTCTAAGGCGATGGGGCGTTACTTCTAACCCTGTACTGTCGCATATTCTTCTAAGATTTTGTTCAAAGTTTGAAACTGACATTTTAGTATGCCTTGTGGTTGGAAATAGAAATTGGCTCTTTGAATATCTTTCTTTAAAATTACACCACTTTTTTAATTCACTAGATAATTTAGGTGTAAGATAAGATAATTTTTCCTTTTTATTTTTAGTATCTCTGAACAATATTGTGTTGTTTCTAAAATTCAAATCATCCATTTCCAATGATAAAGTTTCCCCTATCCTTGCACCAGTGCTTAATAATAATTTAGTTGTCATATAGTCCCTATAACCATAGAATGTCGCTATATTAAACGAATTAAGCAACCTTTTTACATCTTCTCGTTGTAATGGCTCTTTTTTCTCTTCATATACCTTTAATTGCTTAATTCTGGTTACAGGATTAACTTTAATAATATGTTCCTCGTCAAGATAATTAAAGAATACCTTTATATTTCTGATATAATTGTTAATTGTAACCATAGAGATATTTTTACCATTATCAGTGCGATTGTGTGGTCTATTAATATCAGCATTGGCAACTTGTACAGTATACTTTCCTCTTTCCCTTAGATAAGATATATACTCTCTAATTTGTTTTGTGTCGACCTTATCAACTTCCTTGGTGTCCTGTTCCTTTTCCATGTACAGTTGGAACAATTTTAATGTTTGCTCGTAAGATTTCATGGTCTTTTTAGACAAGTTTTTACTTACGCAATAAAGCATAAAATCCTCAATATAATAGTCAAAATCTTTCAC